GATGGGGAGAAGTTACAACTCCTCGTTCATGACGAATCCGGGAAATGGGAACGTCCCGACAATATCCTCAATAACTGGAGGGTCACAAAAACGTGCCTCAGGCTCGGATCCAAAATAGTAGGTAAATGTATGATGGGTTCTACTTCTAATGCTTTAGATAAAGGAGGGAATCATTTTAAAAAATTATATAATAATTCTGATGTCACAAATAGAAATCGCAACGGCCAGACTTCAAGTGGATTATATGCTTTGTTCATACCTATGGAATGGGGCTTCGAAGGATTTATCAATAAGTATGGGTACCCTGTATTCGACACACCATCAGAACCGGTTGAAGGAATTGATGGTGAACCAATATTTTCGGGGGTTATTAAACACTGGGAAAATGAAGTGGAGGGGTTAAAAAGAGATTCTGATGCTTTAAACGAATATTATAGACAATTTCCAAGATCTGAAAAACATGCTTTTCGAGACGAGACTCTTAATTCATTATTTAATCTCACTAGAATTTATGAACAAATAGATTATAATGAAGAAATGGAATTTAATGGGCACGTAGTACGAGGGGCTTTTTCTTGGAGGGGAGGAATAAAAGACAAAGAGGTTATATGGATTCCTACTCAAAATGGTAGATTTAGAATATCCTGGTTACCTCCCACAAATTTGCAAAATAATATAATAGAAAGAAATGGTATAAAATATCCAGGTAATGATGGATTAGGAGCTTTTGGTTGTGATCCTTATGATATCTCGGGTACTGTAGGGGGTGGAGGTTCTAATGGATCTTTGCATGGACTTACAACTTTTACTATGACTAGCGATATACCTAATACTAAATTTTTTTTAGAATACATTGCACGACCACAGACAGCAGAAATATTCTTTGAAGATGTATTAATGGCTTGTATTTTTTATGGAATGCCTTTATTAGCAGAAAATAACAAACCTAGATTGCTTTATCATTTTAAAAGGAGAGGATATAGAGGCTTCTCAATGAACCGCCCTGATAAGCGGAAAAGCAATCTGTCTAAAACAGAATTGGAATTAGGTGGTATTCCGAATTCTTCGGAAGATATAAAACAAGCGCATGCATCCGCAATTGAATCTTATATAGAAGAATATATTGGTAAAAATAATGAAGAATACGGTAATATGTATTTTCAACGTACTTTAGAAGATTGGGCACGATTTGATATTTCACGAAGAACATCTTTTGATGCTTCTATAAGTAGTGGCTTAGCTATAATGGCATGCCGAAAACATTTATATAAACCTAATACAGATAGAACAATTAAAAAGTTGGATTTCGAGTTTTCAAAATACAGGAATGAAGGCTATCAAAGTGAGTTAATAAAATAAATATGGCAAAATTAAAAGGGAAAGTTCTAACACAATTTCCAAGTCAAGCAGTCTCTGATAAAGAGAAGCAAACCGAAACATATGGTTTAGCAGTAGGAAGGGCTATTGAGCAAGAGTGGTTTAATAAAGACAATAATGGCATTGGAAAATTTTATAACTCGAGGCAAGAGGCACATAGACTTAGACTATATTCTAGAGGGGAACAATCTATTAGGAAATATAAAGACGAATTTGCTATTAATGGGGATTTATCTTATCTTAATTTAGATTGGAAACCAGTTCCTATTATTCCAAAATTTATAGATATAGTAGTTAATGGTATGCAAGATAGATTATTTTCTATAAAAGCTGTAGGCCAAGATAATATTGCAACGGGAAAAAGAACTAAATTTGTTAATGATGTTCAACAAGATTTAAATGCTGCGGGTTTGCTTTTAAATATTGAGCAAACACTAGGCGTAACGGCAAGAAATTTTGATGTAAATAAATTACCTGCTAATACAGAGGAGTTAGAACTCTATATGCAATTAAATTATAAGCAGGGTATTGAGATGGCTGAGGAAGAAGCTATTGATAATATTTTTAAAGCTAATAAATATGAGGAAACTAAAAAGCGTATTGATTATGATTTAGCTACATTAGGAATGGGCGCTGTTAAACATGGATTTAATAACACTGATGGAATTGTAGTAGAATATGTAGATCCCGCTAATCTAGTGTGGTCATATACCGAAGATCCAAATTTCCAAGACTGCTATTATTTTGGGGAGGTTAAAACAATAAAAGTTAATGAGCTTAAAAAACAATTTCCTGCGTTAACTAATGAGGATATAGAAGAACTAGTTAATAGGGGTTCTAATTGGAATGATTATAACGATCCCACTTATAATTATTACAATAATAGTGAATTAGCTGCAAAAAATACTTTAACTGTATTATATTTTAATTGGAAAACTTGGGAACATGACGTATACAAAATAAAAGAAGTTCCTACTGGTGGTAAAAAGGCTATTGCAAAGGATGATACTTTTGATCCCCCTAAAGATAAAAGAACTCGCTTTGAAAAAGTAAAACAAACTAGAGAAGTAATATATGAAGGATGCTTAGTATTAGGAACTGATACTATATTAAAATGGCAAAAAGCTTCCAATATGGTTAGACCTTCGGCTAATATTAACAAAGTAATGCTGAATTATGTTGTTAGTGCACCAAGGTTATATAAAGGTAATATTACATCTTTAGTATCTAAAATGACTGCTTATGCAGATTTAATACAATTAACCCATTTAAAACTACAACAATCTATTCAAAGAATGACACCTTCTGGTGTATATGTAGATGCGGATGGATTAGCTGAAATTGATTTGGGGAATGGTACCAACTATAATCCTCAAGAAGCATTAAATATGTATTTTCAGACAGGATCTATTATTGGTAGATCTTTAACAACGGAGGGGGAAAGAAATAATGGTAATATCCCAATCCAAGAATTACCTGGTGGCGGTGGTCAACAAATTCAAGTATTAATTGGTGCTTATAATCAATATATACAAATGATGCGGGATGTTACCGGTCTTAATGAGGCAAGAGATGCAGCAGATCCAGATCAATATTCTTTGGTAGGGGTGCAAAAATTAGCAGCAGCTAATAGTAATGTAGCAACTAGGCATATATTGCAGGCTAGTATGTTTATAACTACTTGTTTAGCTGAAGCTATATCATTAAGATTTAAAGATGTTTTAGAATATCATCCTACAAAAGAAATGTTTATAGATTCATTAGGACAATTTTCTGTAGGGTCTTTAGAAGAATTAAAGGAACTTAATCTCCATGATTTTGGCATATTCTTAGAACTCGAACCTGATGAAAACGAGAAACAATTATTAGAAAATAATATACAAGTAGCGCTTTCTAAAGATAGTATACATCTAGAAGATGCTATTGATATTAGAGAAATTAAAAATACTAAATTAGCTAATCAGTTATTAAAATTTAGGAGAATAGCTAAACAAAAAGCTGATATGGCTAAAGCGCAAGCAGCGTCTGCAGCTCAGGCTCAAGCCCAAGGGGAACAAGCGCAAAAACTTGAAGAAGTTAAAGTTCAAGCAGAACAATTAAAAACAGATTCTAAAATACAATTATCCACATCAGAAAATGAAATGGAAATTAGAAAAATGGAAATTGAAACTAGGGCTAAAAAAGAATTAATGCAATATGAATTTAATTTAAATGTTCAATTAAAAGAACTTGAATTAAGATCTCAAATGGAACTTGCTGAAAGAAGCAATAAATCCATGTTACAACGAGAGTTAATCCGTGAAGATACAAAACTTAAAACCAGTAATCAACGTGTAGAAGATACAAAAATTAAAGCAGGTGGTAAGTTAAGCGGTGCTCCCAATACTGACAACCCAGTTAAAGATTTTGAATCAAAAGGTAATGATACCTTAGGAGGATTCGATATGGGTCGTTTTGAAGCCTCCTAAATATTTAAACAATTATTTTATTATATACAATTATGGAAGAACAAGAAGTAAAAGATGCTCCAAAAGTCGAAGTTAAAGATGTTGGAGAAATTAATCCCGATATAAATACCCCCCAACAAAAAGAAGCAGCTGTATTAGAACAAGCTGTAGACGAGGGTAAAGTTGATCCAGCTTATGGATTACAAAAGGATGGCGTTTACAAAATTAATGTAGATAAACCGCCAGTACCTAAAAAAGAGGCTAAATTAGAGTCTGTAAAAAAAGTTAAAGAAGAACCTAAAAAAGAAGAAAAAAATGCCATTCAAGAATCAGAAACAAAGGGCAGCGTGTTACGCGATGAACAGTCCGAAGTGGGATTGCAAGGCGTGGGATCAGAAGTACGGGAAACCCCCAAAAACGCTGAAGGCACTCAAAAAGAAGAAGTAGAAATTACTAAAGAATCTACTGATTCCCCTTTAGAACTTATTACAGAAGAGCCTAAAAAACAAATTAAACAGGAAAAGAAAGAAGCTCCTGTTAAAGAAGAAAAAATATTACAGGAAGAAAAACAACCAGAGCTTCCTGAAGGCGTAGAAAAACTTGTACAGTTTATGGAAGAAACTGGAGGAACTGTCGAAGATTACACAAAACTTAATCGAGATTACTCTAAAATAGACAATGTAAGTTTATTACAAGAATACTACGAATATAGTAAACCTCATTTAAATCAAGAAGACATTAATTTTTTAATGGATAAAAATTTTGCTTATGATGAGGAGACGGATGATCCGTCGGACATAAAAGCTAAGCAATTAGCTTTTAAAGAGGAATTATTTAAAGCTAAAGACCTTTTGAAAAAAACAAAGGAAAAATATTATACTGATCTTAAGTTAAGATCTAAACAACAAAATATTTCTCCTGAATATCAAAAAGCTCTAGAGTACTATAATAATTCTCAGCAATTTGACAAACAAGCTGAAGAAGCTAAATCTGCTTTTATAAAAGAGACAAATAATGTTTTTAACGAAGAATTCAAAGGTTTTGATTTTAAGGTAGGAGAAAACAAATACAGAGTTAAAGTAGATGATGCTGAAAAATTAAAAACAACCCAATCAAATCTAAATAATTTTTTAAATCCATATATTAAAGATGGTAAATACTCTGATATTCAGGGTTATCATAAAGCTATATTTACTGCACAAAATGCGGATAAAATAGCAAATCATTTTTACGAGCAAGGCCGTGCCGACGCTATTAAAGATGCTGCTAAAAAAGCTAAAAATATAAATATGGATCCAAGACAAGAAGGCTCTACTGTTGTAACTAATAGTGGAGATAAAATTAGAGTTGTTTCGGGGGAATCATCTGACAAATTGCGAATTAAATGGAAATAATAATAACTTAAAATCAAAACAACATGGCTTTTACAAGTGGTGTACCGGCTGCATTGCAACCAACGCAAACTAAAACTTTGTATTCCGGTAATTACATTGATTTCACAGCTGCGGCTTTCGATCAATGGACACAACAATTTTTACCAGACGTGTACGAAAAAGAAGTTGAGAGATATGGTAACAGATCTATCGGTTCTTTTCTTCGTATGGTTTCTGCTGAGATGCCTTCTACTTCAGACCAAATAATTTGGACTGAGCAAGGAAGATTACACACAAGATATGCTAACTGTCTTCCGCAAGGAAGTGCTGGTGTTATGCCAGCTGCTGGAGCTGCTGCTGCAATTGTAGCAAATGCAAATCCAGGAGGCGTACTTAACTTTAACATACCTGCTGCGAACCAACCTACTAGTTTAGGTGTTAGTTCAGTAGCTACAACGGCATGTAACTTTAAAATAGGACAAACAGTTATGGTCCAAGTTCAAACTGCAGCTAATTCAGCTGTTGGTGGAACTGGGGAAGTAATAAAAGGAGTTTGTACTAATGTATCAGGACAGCAATTTCAAATTAAGTCTTATCTCTCACACGGTGGTGTTACTGCCATACAAGAGGTTACTGCTATTGCTTACGGATCTGAATTTGCTAAAGGTACTGGAAACTTTACTGATAGCTTAGATCCAGGATATGCTACATTTACTAATGCACCTATCATTTTAAAAGAAAATTATCAAATCAGTGGTTCTGACACAGCTCAGATCGGTTGGATTGAAGTTACTTCTGAAAATGGTGCTAGTGGATATTTATGGTATATTAAATCAGAGCACGAAGTAAGACTAAGATGGGAAGACTATCTAGAAATGTCTATGGTTGAAGGTGTAAAAATGGGGACTAATGGTGTTCCTGTTCCAATTGCACTAGGAACTTATGGCGGTAGTTTAGCTGCTCAAAATGCTAGAGGTACTGAAGGATTCTTCTCTGCTCTAGAGGCAAGAGGAAATGTTTATACTGGTTTCGGTGGTCAAGCGGCTGCTGGAGTTGGTCAAGGAACTCTAACTGATTTTGACGCTGTACTTAAGCAATTAGATAAACAAGGTTCAATTGAAGAAAATATGCTTTTCTTAAATAGAGAACTTTCTTTAGAAATTGATGACATTCTTGCTATGCAAAATGGTAATTATGGTGGAGCTGCCGGTGCTACAAAAGGTACTTCTTATGGAGTATTTAATAATAGCGCTGATATGGCTCTTAATCTAGGATTTACTGGATATAGAAGAGGATCTTATGACTTTTACAAAACTGACTGGAAATATCTAAATGACTGGTCAACTCGTGGAGGTTTTGGTGATATTGAAGGAGTTTTAGTTCCAGCAGGAACTTCTACTGTTTATGATCAACAACTTGGTCAAAATATCAAAAGACCATTCTTACACATCAGATATAGAGCTTCAGAAACTGAGAACAGAAAAAACAAATCTTGGATAACAGGATCTGTTGGAACTGACACTCCTACTTCTGATATTGATATCATGAAAGTAAATTACTTAAGTGAAAGATGTCTTATCACTCAAGCTGCTAATAATTTCGTATTATTTAAAGCTTAATTTTTAACTATAGGATACGGGCCCTTCGGGGCCTCGTGTTCTTATTTTATATTATTTTATTATGACAACACAAACAAAAGAATTAACTAGTAGTGTACCTGAAGTTGAAAAAGGCTGGGTATACAAAGATAGAACATATGTATTAAAAGGATCAAATGCTCCTATTTCTTACACTATTCAATCTAAACACACGCCTCGTAAACCATTAATGTGGTTTGATGAAGGATTAAAAATCAATAGAGAATTAAGATTAGCAAGTAATCAAAAATCTTTATTTGCCGACGAACAAACAGGGTTTTCTACCTTAACACATATAATATTTTTAGATGGAGTATTAAATGTATCGCGTTCTGAAGTAAATATGCAAAAACTTTTATCTATTTATCATCCTATGCGAGATCAACTATGGGCTGAAGTAGATATGGCTAAGCGAGCTTCTGATGAAATTGAAGATTTAGAATTTGAATTAAAAGCATTAAACTTAGTTCAAACTTTAGATATAGAACATTTGGAGGCAATTATGCGTACTGAACTTGGAGGCAGTGTAACAATGATGTCTTCAAAAGAATTAAAACGTGATGCATATACCTTTGCTAAAAAAGAACCTTCTTTATTTATTGAATTATCACAAGATGAAGACATAAAACTGAGAAATCTAGCTAATAGAGCAGCGGAACAAGGTATAATAAATCTAGCTGAAGATGGAACAGTATTTAAATTTGCTAATGGTAAAAAAATAATGACTATTCCATTTGATCAACATCCTTATGGTGCTTTGGCACAATATTTTAAAACCGATGATGGAGTAGATTTAATGAAATCTCTTATAAAAAAGCTTAATTAAGCTCACCGGATATGAGGCGAGAAATCAGCCTCATATTCACTAAATAATAAAAGAAAATAAATGATTAATATTAATAATGTATATCAAACAGTTCTTGTTCTAGCTAATAAAGACAATAGGGGTTATATTACACCTGCTGAATTTAATCGTATGGCTGATCAGGCTCAGAATGAAATATTTGAAGGATATTTTGTTAGGGAAGCATCATACGAAATGACCGGAGGCTTAGAAAGCGATTTTTCTAATCCTGTTTTAAATATTTCAGAAAGGATAAATCTTTTTTATAAAAATGATACTCCTACATTAACTAATGGCATTTTTCCATTCCCTGCAGACTTAAGACAATTAGGTGTAGTAAGTGTTGATGGCAAAGTAGCTGATTTTGCTAGCCATGAAGATATAAAATATATTAATCTTTCTCCTTTAACTTACCCTGTAAAAACACAGCCTGTATATACTCTCCATGATACCGGAGTGAAAGTATATCCTTCTACAATCACCGCAGATGTTGAATTAGAATATCTTAAAAATCCTGTGAGGCCAAAATGGGGATACATAATGCCCACAGCTGCACAGATACAAAGTGGGGTACCTAATGAACCTATTTATGATTCTACGCAATTTGATCCTGCTACAGATAGTTATGATACCCCTGCTAAATCCTATAATTTTGATGTTAGCCCAGCTGAATATGCAAAAGTAATTGTAATGATTTTAGGATATGCAGGAATTACTATTAAACAAGGAGATGTAACTGGATTTGCGCAAGGAAAACAAGCCCAACTCTCTCAAACTGAACAATAATGGCAATATCAAGAAAACCTTTAGACGTAGACAATTACTCCGCATTAGATGGCGGAAATGGGACCGCTGTACCAGGGTACTATAGAAGAACTAATCTCAATGATATAATAAATAATTTCATGGTGGCTTATATTGGGGATGGGAAAATTTTAACTAAAGTTCCAAGATATGAAGTAGCATTTTGGGCTCAAAAAGCAGTTCAAGAGTTCAGTTATGATGTATTTCACTCAGAAAAAGCCCTAGAAATACAGTTAAGTTCTTTAAGACAAATGTCATTACCATCAGATTATGTAAATTATGTAAGAATATCGTATACGGATGCTTATGGAATAGAAAGAACTATGTTACCAAGTGGTACAACTACCGCTAATCAAGGGGTAGCTCAAGATGATGAATATAAATATCTTTACGATCAAGATGGTAATTTAATAGAGTCTCAGGAATCAACAACTATAGAAAGATATCAAACAGCTAAGAACAATATAACCACAGAGGAAACATTGAATTACTATAATGGTTATTATACTTGGGATAATTTTGGATACTACGGTAGGCGCTATGGATTAACACCCCAATTTCAAAATAAAAATGGTAGTTTTGTATTAGATTTGGATGCCGGACAAATATATTTTGATGCATCCATCCCAAAAGACACTTATGTAACACTAAGATATATTTCAGATGGTTTAGGTGATAATGGAAATTTTGAAAACGTTTATGTTCCTAAAATGGCAGAAGATGCTGTAATGACATCTGTATTATATAACTTATCTAAAATTAGACAAGCCGCTAGTGCTGTTGCTGGATTATATAAACGAGAAGCTTATGCAAAAATGCGTAATGCTAAAATAAGATTATCTAATATGAAGATTGCAGAAATGACCAATATTTTCCGCAATAAAGCTAAATGGATTAAACATTAATAAAATTTTATGCCAGAATTAAAAAGAGCTTTCAATGTCGGGCGAATGAACCGTGATTTGGATGATAGATTAGTACCTCCCGGTGAATATCGAGAAGGATTAAACATTAATGTAGGGAAATCTGAAGGATCTGAAGTTGGTGCAATTGAAAATTTATTAGGCAATGAATTGATAGGGGACATAAATATAGCGGGATCTAAATGTATAGGAGTCTTTAGAGATAACTTTAAGGAAACTATATATTTCTTTACTACTACTAATAATAGTAGTAATGAAACAAACATAGGAACCCATGGGATATATGAATTTAGTCAATCCAATGGTCAATTAAGGACTTTAATTAGTCGATCTGATTTAAATTTTCATCAAAAATTTCCAGTAAATGGTATAAACTTAATTGACAATCTACTTTTTTGGACTGATGATAGAAATCCACCTCGTAAGATAAATGTAGAAAAAGCTAGAAATGATTTTGATTATTATGATAATTTAACTTCTTTAGATAATGTCGCATCTGTTGCTAAATTTGCTCCTTATAGTTCTGCTACAGTCTTAAGTATTGGAACAACCAACGAACAGGGTACCACTATTACATCAAATTTCTTAGAAAATAAAATAATAAGATTCTCTTATAGATGGAAATTTGAAGATGGGGAATACAGCATTTTAGCCCCTTTTACTACTAGTATGTTTTCTAGACTAGGCAATCCTGATACAGTTAGCACAGCAGCAGGAAATTTTGGAGAAATAGAAACTTTTGTAAATGCTATTAAATCTGTTCAACTAGAAATTCCAACTCCAACTGGTTATGGAATAGTTGAAGCTGAATTGGTATATAAAGAAACTGGTTCTGGGGCTTTATATGTAGCTGAAAGTCAAGCAGTTTCATCTACAACTAGTTTTGTAAACTTTTTTTATGAATCCCAAGATCCATTTAGAACTATTCCATCTAGCCAATTAACAAGAATTTATGATGCTGTACCTAGAAAAGCTAAAACACAAGAACTTGCTGGAAGTAGATTAATATATGGTAATTTTTTACAAAATTATAATGTTCCAGATATAAGTTTTAATGTTACACGCACCGGTGAGACAGACGCAAGAAATGATAGAATATCTTATTTATCAGTTAAATCAAGAAGAACTTACCAAATAGGAATTGTATTGGCAGATAAATTTGGAAGATCAACACCTGTTATTTTATCTAGTACGGGAGGAGATTCTATATATGTGGATCCAAAGACTGGTGATGCTGATTCTACTACCGCATTTAATGCTTTAAGAATTGCATTTTCCCAAACTCAAATAGATGCTTTAAAAGCTTTAGATTGGGCTTACTCTTATAAAGTTGTTATTAAACAAAGAGAGCAAGAATATTATAATTGGATTTCTATAATATCTGGACAAGATTCAGTAGAAAGATTAGGTGATAGTATAAATAAAATACCAAGGGATCAAACTGCAGTTATACCACCTAGTACATCAGCTTCAATATCACCTTGTGATGTTTCTGTTTTTCCTAAAATTTTAAATGCTACAAATCAAACTGGATCTGCTTCTACTATTGTACAATCTATTGCAAATCCAACCGGTATAGCAAAAGTTGCAACAGGGACAGTTACAAGTGGTTTATGTATATATGAAACCACACCTGTCGAAACAGACCTAGATATATTTTATGAAACTCCAACTGGAGGATTAATAAATGATTTAACTACTACAGCTATTAATATTGATTATTTTAATTGTTATTTATTAACTGTAGGATCACAACAACATATAGAATTAAATAGATTAAGAGCCGGATATAACCAAACTGCTTTTGATTATGGAGTAAGAGCTTATATGGTTCAAGAAAATTTTGCATCCGAAAGGAGATCTAATACTTTAATACACTCTAGTGGTTTATTTAATTCGAGAACAGGAATTAATTACCTTAATCAATTTAATGAATCCGATGGGGGATTAACAGTATCTGTGGATCCTAGGAATGGTTCTATACAAAAATTGCATGCTAGTGATACCCAACTAAATATTTTTCAAGAAGATAAAGTATCTTTCTCTCCTATTGATAAAGATTTTATTTATTCTGCAGAGGGTGGGGCAATGCCAGTAACTAGTAATTCGCAATTTTTAGGCACTATAGCATCTATGCCAGGCCAGTATGGAATCGCTTTAAATCCTGAGTCTTTTGCAAGCTATGGTACTTCAAAATATTTTACAGATAAAAATAATGGGGTGGTTTTAAAATTAGTTGGTACTCAACTTGGGGAGATTTCTAATGCAGGTATGTCTGACTTTTTTAGAGATGCTTTAAAAAGCGCTTCAGCTGCTATAGGATCTTATGATGAGTATCATAGTCAATATACATTAACACTAATTGGAACATGCTATAATAGTAATGAAGATACCAATGTGGCTACAGCTAATGATGGTTATTTAACATTATCATTTGATGAGGCCACCGGCGGTTGGAGTAGTTTTAAATCTTACCAACCAGAAGCCGCTCTTAGTCTTAATAATACTTTTTATTCATTTAAAGATGGTAATTTATGGCAACATAATGTAGAAAGCATAGCAAGAAATAACTTTTATGGAGCAGGATCTGCAGTTTCTTATGTAATTCCTATATTTAATGATGCGCCTTCTTTAGTAAAACATTTTAACACTATAGGGTATGAAGGAACTTCCGGTTGGGAAATTGATTATATCCAAAGTGAAATAACCGAAATCGGTCCAGTCCCAACAACAACACCTTCTTATACAACTACATTAAAGTTTACTGGCAGTGGCACTAATACAGTTGTTACTGGGGAAAGTAGTATATGTGCTGCAGCTAATACAGCAGTAACTTGGATCGCTACATTTAGTCCAATTAGTTCTGATTATCAATTTACAGCAACTAATGACATAATATTAACACCTCCAGCTGGTATAAGTATCATCACTCCAACGGTTATAACTAATGGTAATTTAGTATTTGTAATATCTGCAAATTCAGGAACAGCAAGTACAACTAAAGAAGTTGCTATAAGTGGGGTAGGAGCATCATTTGCATTTAGTATATCTTTATTAACAGTAAATATAACTGATAGTGTAAGTAATACAGATTTAGCTCCTGCATCTATTTCTAAAACAACAGCTGGGGCCACTACTTTAACTTGGGTGCTTACGCCTGTTCTTAATTATTATATATCAGATCCGGTTAATCCAATATCTTCAAGTGTAATAACTGTTGATACAAGTGGAATGCCTTCTAGTACAAATCCACAAACGCCTACTGCAGCTAGAAATAGTGGAAATCAAAATCAAATAGATTACACAATGGTTTGCGACGTGCCTAGTACTGCAACTTCTGGAACTATTGCTGTTTCTGGTGCAGCTATTATAAAGCCTACTCTTACTTGGGCTGCGTTAACTGGGGCTGGAATAGCAGGGGGTGTTTTAACTCCACCTAATGGAGAAGCAATTGGAACTGCATATTATTGGGGACCATTTGATGGCGCTACAGGCAAAACAGCAACAGTAGTATGGGATGCAAGTTTAGTTAGTGCTACTGAAACAATTAGTACTGCAAGTTTAGGCGGTGTATCATTTACGCCTGCTAACACATTAACTAAAACTCCGGGTGCAGATGGAGCTGGAGGAAGCGTTACAGCAGTATTAGATGCATTTAGTACTGATACAACAGCTCAAGGAACTGTAGCAACAAGTCCAATTGTAGCCGCAACTTTAGGTGTTGTAGCTGCTAATCAGCCACCAGATTTTGCTTGGGAAAATAACCCTGCATATTCTACGGCTACTTCAGGGTTTTGGACAACTGAACCAAATGTTATATTAAAAGTAACACCTAATGCTACATGGATAAAAGTTGGGGATACTGCGACAAATGTTGCTAATAGTATAATAGCTACTTTACCTGCTGAAGATCCACTTTTTATAAATGTAGATGATTATCCTACATCAACGCCCCCACCTCCAATAACAAGAAGTGGTACTATAACTTTAGAATATGGAGGGGGAAGAGTAACTGGATTAACAACTGTAACTATAACTATAGAACAACAAAGAGAACCATAATGGGTATAATAAAATTTCCATTTCAGGAAAAAGAAGGCAAATTTTTCGCGCCAATTGTTTCAGAAGAAACTACTTATAAAGTTTCTGGTGGAGCGGTTGTCACAGATGCTACACAATTAGTGGCAGGAATAAAAGGAACATTTGCTGAAGTTAAATTAACTTTGCCTGCTGCTAATGCAGGAACAAAAACAAAACTATTTTCAATAAATTCAGAGGCTGTTAATTCTTCGAATTAAACTATAATTAATTAAATTTTATTTTATGTTAAGAGTAAGAAAATTACTAGAATCGGATTGGGATTTTTTGCCTGAATGGGTTAATTCCAATACTAAAAAACCTTTAATAAAAAATTTAGACTTTAGAGATCTTATGCCTGGCGCTTTCCAGGTAGGGGAATATGAAAAAAAGCGGAAAGGTTTAGGTGGGTTTATGGTTTGTAAAGATGACCACCCTATAGCTTCTATATGGTTAGGTATGACTAATTCGCATTGCGCATTATTAACTGATGTTATATCAGATCCTGACTATAAAGATAAAGATAGAAAAAAAGCAATACAACTTTTAATTAACTTTGCAATGGATTTTAGCAAAGATTTAGGCTACAAATACATATATGAAAATCCACCGTATAAACTCATAAAAAAATTATAAATGGGAAAAAAAGCAAGAAATAGAAGGGCTGGAAGAATGGCTTTAGCCAATCGTCAAGATGTTTTAGACAACCAAGCTAATGCTCAAGCGCAATATGATCAAGATTATTCAGACCTTAGGGATGCCTCTGT